AGTCGTCGCCACCGCGGGTTGTAGCCAGTTAAAAGATTCCTTACGCATCGCCCCCGAGCTCCTTATAGGCAGCCACGATAGGCTGCGCTTCGCGCAGAAACTGCCTGCGAAGGTCGTCGTCCGCCTTGATGTAGCGCAGCCCACGGTTTGAAACCCACTGCGCCACACGGATCACGGGCGACAGGAACGGCTTGGGCTCGCCCGGTTCGCTGGTGGTGATTGGGTCGGGCAGCATCTCGGCCCACAGCATGATCTGACGCACGACGCCAGGCTCGCCGCTGTTGAGCTTGTGCTGATGCGCGGCCACGCGCTCGTATCGCTTGGCCTGCTCGTCCGTGATGCCGGCGCTTTCGATTAGCTTGGACACGTCCTCGCCGTCTGCTCTGGCTTGGCCAATCATGGCGCCTGCCTTGGCAGCAAGGCCGATGACCTCGCCCACTTGAGCCAGCGCGTCCTCGCGCTTTTTGTTAAGCTCTTTGACTACCGCTTTAAGGGTTTGCATTTCTTTATGCCTTTCGTCAGCGCAGATAGGTTAAATTTGGGTGTCTCACGCCTGCGCTTGTCGTGATGTGCCCGTGCTCTCTGTTCGTAAGATTTGCGTGCCTTCTCGCTCTTGGCGGCCCGGAACCGAATCCCTAGCCGATCGGCCACGTCCAACGCCTTTTTGCTCACGGCCTGCTTGGTGATGTTGAACCGCTTGGCCACGGACGTCATAGACTCGGTGGATCGGTTAAGGACAATCGACAGCACCGCCTGGTCTAGGGTGTCGGTCATGTTCTGCATGACCGGGTGGTCGGGCACCTTGGCCGCCAAATACTCAAAGCAGAATACCGTATTTTTAATTGGGCAAGTTGTGACCGTTATCACGCTGTATGCCTCCCGAACCAGATCAGTCAGGCTATCAATCCGGCTAGCCGGATGCAGGTCTTGGGACGGCAAGCGTTCTACCAGCTCTTGGTCTAACATACGCCTATCCGACCCTCTCATGTACGAAAAGTCGGGAATGTATGTATGAAAACCCCCCTAAAGGGGGGATTTTCGTACATAACAATTCCACCCATTTTCGTACATATTTTTTAATTTTCATACATGAGCCTCCATTACGTCAAAAGGGACATACTTTTTGGCCTTTCCGTGCCCCACATTTTTGATGCGAACGGGTGCCCCTTTGGCCTTGTCTCCGTGTTCCCATAATCCTGTAGTTTTGACGGCTTTCTCGCGGCCAACATCGGCGCGGACCATGATCAGCTCCTGCAGATGGCCGGCAGATACTCCGGGCCGGATGTCCTCCAAATAGTCCTCAAACTTGATCACCTTCTCCGGTCTTCCAGCCCCCCGCTTCTCCGGCTCGTCCGCCTCGATCCATGCGATCGAATCCGTGGCGTGCCTCAAAAACACGCGAGGAAGGGCCTTGCTGGCCGTGATGCCGACCTCGGGCTTGCTGGGCACTAATCCGCTGCGTCTGCCCCTTTTAACCACCTCCAAGACGAAATGATCGTTGTCCTCGCTCTTGACCGCGTTAAGCGTGATGACCGTCCGGGCCCAGTTGGTCAGCTCGCTGGAGCCCAGCCCCCAATACATTTTATCAAATCCTTGGTATCCAGACGCCGCATCCTTGGGGGGTTTGCCGCTGTGATGGATCAGGCACCATGCAAAACCATGGCTGTGGCTCACTGGGTTGAGCTCGTTGCGCAGGAACACGCTGGCCGTCTCTTGTTTGCTGATGTCCCCTCCTATAAAGGACAGGAGTGGATCCACCCAGAACAGGTCCGGCTTGTGCTTGCTCGCAAGGCGGCGGCACAGATCGGCGAACCTTGCCCCCGTCGAAAAACTCTCTTGGACGATAATCACGTTCTCAAAAACCAGCTTCCGCTCCTCTTGGCTTAGGGCCATGCGATCAATGATGCCGCGGACGGTTTCCGACACGTCCCCGGCGTCGTTCTCCGCCTGGACGATGATCGACTTAAGCGGCCGTTTGGGTTTGATCCCAAAAAACTCTCCACCATAGGCCCATGTAATGGCGGCCTGCAGGCAAAGGACAGATTTGCCTAACCCGCTCGATCCGACCCACAAGGCCGATCCCCCCCGGCACAGCCAGCGGTCTCCTAGGAGGGTCGTCTCATCCTTGGCCTTGTCGAAGGCCAGCATGTCGTCCCATTTGAAAGGCGTGGGCAGGTCTCCGACGATCGTCCACTCCCGCCAATCCTCAAACGCCTGCACCTCCTCGGCCACCTCGACCAGCTCCTGGCCGTTGCCCGTGCTGCGGCGGATGGCCCCGGGGAGCCGGCTGAACCTTGGCGCGTCCTTGTTTTGGCCGTCCAGCCCCTTGCAGTTTTCTAGGTGTTTGTAGACGAACTCCGCCCTCTCCTTGAACTCGTCCGCGTTGGCCGCATTGACCACCACCCAGGCGTGGAGGCTCTTGCCCCCGGAGCGGATGATGCAGGACGTTGGCAGCTTCGCCTTTTTGATCTGCTCCCACTGCTCCTCGATCGTCCCCTTGTCGAACTCGACCAGCACGTGGCGGAACTGGTGGATCTCCTCCAGCACGCGCCGGTTCCCCTTGATCGGATTGATGCAGACATACACGCCGACGGCCTCCCCTTGCCACGTGGCCAGCCCGCCGTCCTTGAACAGCTCCAGCCACTCCTCCCGGGTGCGGGTTTCGCCCCGGCCGCTGGGCCGCTCCCGCTCGCCGTCCAGAATGGCGCGGTCGATATGGATGCGCTCGCTTTGGCGGAAGGCGTGGGCAAGGAAACGGTCGATGGCGTCCTCCTTGGAGGATTGCGGCATGGCCGGAACGTGCGCCGCTTCCCGGTAGACCGTCATGCCCCGGATCCCGTAGCGGCTGGCCGGCACCCACGGCTCCCGGCCCGGGCGGCTGTAGGCGCTTTTGACCGCCGACAACGCCTCGCGCTGGGTCAGCCCCACCTTAAGCGCCCAGCTCTCGGCCTCCACCTCCGCATCCTCGAACGACATGCCTTGGTCGCGGAACTGGCAGGCCAGTTTGAAAAGCTGGTTGTTGCGCTCCCCTTCCGGGGCTCCGTTTTCGTAGATCGAGCGGACAGCTGGGGCAAGGGGGATGCTCATTTCGGTCCCCTCGCCTTCAAATCCCGCTCTTGGTACCGCTCCGCCCGCTCGCGCAGCTCCTTGATGACGATCATCGCCAGGTCAAACTTGCCCAGCGCCCGCTTGAGCATGCGGTAGACGCCGTCGGGCATGTCCAGCTTCATGGTCTCGCGCAGGATGGCGATGCCCTTCTTTTGCACGTCCTCGGTGCAGCGGGTGCGTTTTACGGACATGGGGCAACCCCCAAAAGTTGAATTGCTTTCTCTAATCTAAATTTTTCCCACCGCTTCTTTTGCGCGATTGATACATTTCTATATTTTTCTTTGTGCTCATCGCGTTCTCTGTCATAATTTTTTTCAAATTGCCTAATGTCATCATGTGCATGCCTTACCTCGTACTTGTGTTCGGGGGATAAAACAAAATTCTTATTTTTATATTTGCTAAATATCTCAAGAGCTATTGTCGGGCTTTCAAATGCAATTAGGTCTTTTATGTGAAAATCGCTAAATTTTTTAAGCCCCTCCTTTTTCTTCCCATTAAGCATCGGCCGCAAATCACCAACAAAAGCAGACTCTAAGTAGTCAAGCCACTCCTTGGGGGCGTAAAAAACCTTTACGCAATCAAACTTTTTATCATTTTTATGTTGAAACGGCCTATCAAACAAACGCTCTGATTTTCCGATGTAAATCACATCGTTTTTGTAATACAAAAAATAAATACCAGAAGATTCTCTCTGGTTTTCAAATATTTCAACAAAATCCGACTCAAACAAATTAAGCGAATTATATTTTTTAATTAAATTACTCATACCCACTGCCCCATTCCATACCGCCCGCGGTTCTTTTGAATCTGCTCCAGCACGCCGGCCCACTCCTCCATCGTCCAGGAGCCGATGATGCGGGCGGAGAAAAAGGAGATGAGTTGGGGGAGGGTCACAGCCCGCCCTCCGTGCGCAGCCGGTCCAGGATCAGCACGTTCTCCCGCTCCTCGGCGGCCTTGAGGGCGTCCCGGGTCTCGGCTAGCTGGCGCTCCAGCGATTGGATCCGCTCGACCAGCTGGCGGCTTAAGGGTTCGGTCGGAAGCACGACGTAGTTGGTGTCGTTCATTTACCCGCCCTCGGGTCGTACTTCTTCACTTTGCGCCACAGGGTGCAGCAGGCCCGAAACGCCTCGAAGGCGTCCTCGACCTCATCGGCCGTATAAAGTTTTTCATCCAGCGCCCCGGTCTTGCGGTCGATAAAGACGTTCCGGGCCGGCAACGCCTCGCCCGCCCAGGCAAACGAATAGGCCGCCAGCTGGAGCAGCTCCTTGTAATCTGTCCACACTTTATGCTCCTCGTCGGCCGTGGCGAAGCCGGGCATCTCGGGATGGAACGGCGCGACCTTGGTAAAGTTTTTGCTTTTGAAATCGATGATCTCCGTCTGCCCGTCGATCTTGGCGATCAGATCGCACCGGCCCGCGTAGCCCTCGCCGTCATGCACGACGACCTCCTCCGACAGCACGACCTCGTCTAGGGACCTTGCCCAGCAGGTCAGGCTGCTTAAGTGCGGCCGGAGGGTGTTGTCGATATCCTTAAACAGCGGGGCATCGCCCCGGATCACCTGCTCGGCCAGCTCATGGATCCTTGTGCCCACATCCGCCATGCCGGACAGCTCGGCCTTGTTGGTTTCGTGCACTCGCTTGGCAAAATCCTGCGGAGTCTCGCCTGCGATCGGCGGAAGCGTCATCGCCTGTGCGATCGCGCTGTCCACCTTATGACGGGACAGCGCCTCGCTCTCCAAGATTTTCAGGATCGTCGTGACGCTGGGAAGCGCCTTGGCTTTGCGGGCTTGGCGCAGATCCCCGTGGCACGGCTCCCCGGTCGACAGGTAGTAGTGCGCCGACTCGGTGTCGTATTTGACGACAAGGTTGCCCACGGTCTTAGGCTTTCCAGCTGCGCAGAACCGGCACGGCCATGGCAAACAGGGCCACGACAAAGACGGGGATGGCGATTCGGATGATGGTTTCAGTCATGTTTTTCTTTCCGAGGAAACCGGCGGCAGTTGGGGGAACTGCCGCCGGCCCCTCTTGTTGGTTTTGTTGCTCGGTTCTCCGAAGGGTTAGAACGGGATGTTGTTGCCGTCCGCGTCGGTGGTGGTGTTGCGGGTGGATGCCGCAAAGGCCAGCGCCGGCTTTGGCTCGCGGTCCTTAAAGCGGACAAAGTCCGGGTCGACTTTAAGCTTCGCCTTGCCGGCCTTCAGCACGCTCTGCACGTTGGCGTACACCTGACCGTCCCGCTCGTTGTGGGTCACGACGATCTGACAGTTTTGCCCGATCAGTTTTTCCAGATCGAAGTTGTCCGGGGCGGGTTTGCCAAACCAAGACTTGAGGTCTTTTGCGAGGCTGCTCTTTTCATGGAGCGTCAGGCCGTACCGGCGGCCAATCGAGTACGGACGGCCGTCCTCCATCCGGGTGCCCAGCTGCCAGACGATCCGCACCTTGTGCTGGGATTTTGTTTCGCCCTGCCAAGTTGTCTCGACGATGCCGAGGTCAGCCACATCGACGCAGACCGCGTCATGCACGCCCTCCGGGGCGGGGGTATAGGTTCCGTTGCTGTTGGGTTTCATTGCGATGATTGCCATGTGTTTTTCTCCTTTGGGGGTTTCTCTTTTTTTCAGCGACGACTACTCATCGTCACAGAAATCGTTGGTTGCGTGCGGGTATGCGTTTTTGACGCGCTCGTGCTCCGGCTGGATCCACCCAAGATCGTGCGCTCGGGCCAGCTGACGGGCTTTTTGCTCGTCGTGCTCATTGATGGCCATGACGGCTCGTTCCGCGCTTACGCGCCGGGCCCTCTCTTCAGCCAGCTCCATGTGTAAAAAAACGGGCGTGATGCTCATGCCCGCTCCTTGATCCGCTTCCAGAACCACTCGACGGCTTGGCGGATGTTTTCAATTGTCAGGCATTTGGTCGTAAAGTGGATGACGTTCCACCCGCTGTAGGCCGCCAGCCTGCCCTTCTCTGCATCCTTTACCTGCCCCATGCCGCGGCTGTGCCGGCCGCCGACAAACACGCCCCCGTCCAGCTCGATGGCGGCCTTAAAGCCGTTGATCGCTTGGTGGGCGTAATCAAACCGGAAGCGCCGGCCCGGATAGAACG